GAAATTATGGCGGCGTACCAAGAGGGCCGGGTCAAATAATTTACTTTTGATTTTAGGAGCTAGACATGGCTAATACCGCATTTTCCCCAGCAAACAGTGTAACAACAACAACTTCAGCAACATTCATCCCAGAAATTTGGAGTGACGAGATCGTTGCGGCCTACAAAAAGAACCTCGTTCTGGCCAACATCGTAATGAAGATGAACTTCAAGGGCAAGAAAGGTGACACCGTTCACGTTCCTGCACCAACCCGTGGTAGCGCCTCGGCTAAAGTGGCTACTGATGCCGTTACGCTGATCGCTGCAACTGAGTCTGAAGTTCAGATCTTGATCAACAAGCACTACGAGTACAGCCGTCTGATCGAAGACATCGTCGAAGCCCAGGCTCTGAACTCGCTGCGTCAGTTCTATACCAGCGACGCTGGCTACGCTTTGGCTCGTCAGGTTGACACCGACCTGATCCGCCTCGGCCGTGCTTTCAACGGCGCAACCGTTGGCACCGACGACTACGCAACCAGCAACACCACCACCAAGGCTTTCATTGGTTCGGATGGCACAACTGCGTACAACAGCACCAGCTCCAACGCTGCTGCGCTGACTGACGTTGCTATCCGTCGTACCATCCAGCGTCTGGATGACAACGACACTCCAATGGACGGCCGTTTCTTCATCATCCCACCATCAAGCCGTAACACGCTGATGGGTCTGGCTCGCTACACCGAACAGGCATTTGTCGGCGACGGCAATGCTATTCGTAACGGCGAGATCGGCAACCTGTATGGTATCCCTGTGTTCGTGACTTCCAACGCCGATACTGGCGCTGGTAACTCGGGCGCTGACCGTATCTGCTTGATGGGTCACAAAGAAGCGATGGTGCTGGTTGAACAGATGGGCGTTCGTTCGCAGACCCAGTACAAGCAGGAATACCTGGGCACGCTGTTCACCTCCGACATGCTCTACGGTGTCAAGGCGATGCGTACTGCTGCAACCGTCGGCGCTGCGACATCGTCGTCGGCCTTTGCACTGGCTGTTCCAGCCTAATTAAACTCCCCGGCTTCGGCCGGGGGTTTTTAACCTAATTAGGAGAACATCATGGCAAATGCAACTTCCGTTGTGGTCCGAGCTGGTAATGACCAGTTCCGTGGCCTCTACACTAATACTTTTCTGGTTCGCGCAACGCTAGACGCCGATACTTTGGCTGATGGCGCAGGCGACACCGATACCGTAGCTGTCCCTGGCGTAGCTTTGGGCGATATGGTGTTGTCGGCCTCGTTGGCTGTTGATGTGGCGGGTCTGATCGTGACCGCCTACGTCAGCGCTGCTAACGTGGTCAGTATCCGTTTCCAAAACGAAACCGGCGCTGAAGTCAATTTGGCTTCCGCTACACTTCGTTTGGTCGTAGTACGTTCATTGGCGTAAAAATTGGGGGCGCGAGCCCCCAATTTGCCGTTCGGAGGTTTTGTGGCGACTTTCAAATGCTTGACCAGTGGCCAGACGGTCACGTTTATCTATCAGCACGACATCGACAGCATGAAAGGTCATCAAGGCTACGTGCGTATCGATGTGGCAGAAGGCCAGCAGGAAGAAACGCCGGTGGTAATTAACTTAACACCCCCGACCAAACGGCAGGGGCGGCCAAGGAAAATAGACAATGTCGGAAATTGATCCAAGAGAATTCGGCAAACTAGAGGCGCAGGTGGAGTCATTGCAGGCAGAAGTTCATGGCCTGCGGGACGACGTCAAGCAGCTACTAGAAATGGCCAATAAGTCCAAGGGTGGGTTTTGGATGGGTATGACTATCGCATCAACGCTCGGCGGTTTGCTGACGTTTGTGGCTGACAGGGTATTTATTAAATGAAAATTGGGCTGCTAGGCGGCAAAAAATGTCCTGTGGCGACACAAGACGTGCATATCAATCTGAAGAACCGTAACCACGCCTTCAAAGAGTATGGCTATGGACCGCCCAATCCAGACGAACCAAACGAGTATTTCTGGCTGAAAAAAGCCAAGATGTACAACGCGCCGACATCGGAAGTAAAGAGTATGCGCTGCGGCAACTGCGCGGCTTTTATCCAGACGCCAGCCATGATGGAGTGCATCGTTGGTGGCTTGGAAAAAGATGAGAATGAAGACGAGCTGTCTTACGACGAAGAGTTTGTCGCTGCCGCCGATCTAGGCTACTGCGACCTGTTTCAGTTTACGTGCGCGGCGGATCGTACTTGCGACGCGTGGAAATCAGGCGGACCCATTACCGAGGAATAACATGTCAACTTTTCAACTTGATCCTAACAACGTTGCTTGGGGCGTTGCTTCAATAGGCACAACCCAAAATGCAACAGTAACGACTACCAGCGTTCAAATGACAGCTTTTGGGCCTAACACAACGATGATCCGCATTGCCTGTTCGCAGGGGCATGCTCATTTTGCAATTGGCGCAAACCCTACCGCCTCTTTAACTACGTCACCCATAATACCTAACAATCACGTTGATATTATTAGGGTCAACCCTGGGCAAAAGATTGCGTTTATAAAAGACGCTGGCATTGCTACTTCTACTGTTTCTGTTACTGAACTCATATAAAGGATTTCACCATGTACGGAAAAACACCTAAAGTAATGGCTAAGCAAACCAAAATGCCGGCTGCCAAGAAGACCACGATGCCTAAAATGCCCGTTCGCGGTCAGCGCACCATGACCAATAAGATGGCAAAGGCTAAGAAATGAAGAAAACCAAAGCCGAAAAGAAGATCAGCAAGGTCATGCGCGAATACAAGGCCGGCGAGCTTCATTCCGGCAAGGGTGGCCCGGTGGTCAAATCCCAAAAACAGGCAGTGGCTATTGCCCTGTCTCAAGCTGGAAAGGCGAAAAAGAAATGAAACAAGGTCTTTACGCAAACATCAACGCCAAACGTAAGCGCATTGAGGCTGGCTCTGGCGAGAAGATGAGGAAACCTGGCTCCAAAGGCGCGCCGACTGCCGCTGCGTTTAAGGAGTCTGCTAAAACGGCTAAACCGAGGAAAAAATGAAGACACCCGCTTGGCAAAGAAAAGCCGGTCAAAATGCAAAAGGCGGCTTGAATGCCAAGGGCAGGGAGTCTTATAATGCAGCAACTGGGGGCAACCTCAAAGCGCCGGTGAAATCCGGCGACAACCCACGACGAGCTTCTTTTCTTGCCAGGATGGGCGGCATGCCCGGTCCAGAGCGTGTAGACGGTAAGCCCACCCGGCTGCTGTTGTCTTTAAACGCTTGGGGCGCTACATCCAAGGCAGATGCAAAGGTAAAAGCTAAAGCTATCTCCGCAAGGAATAAGGCGAAAAGCAAATGACCTACCTAGAACTCGTCAACGATGTCTTAGCTCGCCTGCGGGAGACGCAAGTCACGACCGTCAACTTGACTACCTATTCGTCCCTTGTGGGCAAATTCGTCAATGACGCCAAGCGCCAGATCGAGGACGCCTACGACTGGAACGCGCTGGGCCGAGAAATTACCGTCACCACATCCGGAAGCGTTTACGAGTATTCGTTGACTGGCGCCGGGCAGAAATTCCGCGTCACCAGTGACCCGTTAAACATCACCAGCAACGTCATTATGGAGGTGATTACCGTCTCCGACATGCGCCGCAAGCAGAACCTGCAGCCGCAAGTGACCGCTGTTCCGAACCAATATTGCTTTGAAGGTGTCGATAACAACGGCGACGCAAAAGTGCAGCTGTGGGGCCGTCCTGATGGCGTCTACACCATCAAGTTTTTCGTGTCCGTACCACAAGCCGTGTTGACTTCGGATTCGACATCAGTATTGGTGCCGGATGTGCTGGTAGCGCAGAACGCCTACGCCCGCGCCTTGGTTGAGCGCGGCGAGGATGGCGGCCTAAACTCTTCAGAAGCGTACGCGCTGTATAAATCAATGCTGTCTGACTACATTGCTTTGGAAGCCACACGGTTCCCAGAGATGCAGGAGTTCTACGCCTCATGAGCCAGCCACTGCGCATTGATACGATCTCGGCGCCAGGCTTTTACGGCCTGAACACCCAAGATTCGCCGCTCGATTTGAACGCTGGTTTTGCCCTAGAGGCGACCAACTGCGTTATCGATCAGTACGGCCGTGTCGGTGCCCGCCAAGGTTGGTCAAGACTTAACAGCAGCTCCGGCAATCTGGGCGCGAACGACCCCGGCGTTATCCATGAGCTGGTGGTGGCTGACGGCACCTACACGATACTGTTCGCCGGTAACAATAAGATTTTTAAGCTTGATGGCAGTAACGCAGTTGTTGAGTTGACCTACGGGGGAGGGGGTACCGCCCCAACCATTACGGCCAACAACTGGCAATGCGCGTCCCTTAACAGCATCACGTATTTCTTTCAGACGGGGCATGACCCGCTGATTTACGACCCAACGGTTAGCACCACGACTTACCGCCGTGTCAGTGAGAAGACGGGATACGCTGGCACGGTGCCGTCTGGCAATATCGTCATCTCAGCGTACGGTCGTCTGTGGATTGCCAATACTGCGGCGGACAAGCAGACCTTGACGTTCTCTGACTTGCTGGCTGGCCACATTTATACGGGTGGTACATCCGGCACGCTGAATGTGAATAACGTATGGCCTGCGGGGCCAGACGAGATTGTCGGCTTGGCTGCGCACAACAATTTCCTGATCATCTTTGGTAAGCGCCAGATACTGGTCTACCAAGGCGCGACAGCACCGGCGACTATGTCACTAAACGACACGGTGGTCGGCATTGGCTGCATCGCGCGCGATTCGATACAGCCCACTGCAACGGACGTCTTCTTCTTGTCTAACAGCGGCGTGCGATCGTTGATGCGTACGATACAAGAGAAGTCAGCGCCGTTTCGTGACATTAGTAAGAACGTGCGTAACGACTTGATGGGTATTGTTGCCGGTGAGACGCAGGCTAATATCAAGGCAGTGTACTCGGAGATCAACGCATTCTATCTGTTGACGCTGCCAACCAACCAGTCCGTCTACGTGTTTGATACCCGTGGCTATTTGCCTGATGGATCTGCACGCGTTACGCAATGGACGTCGATTACGCCATCAGCTTTGCTATCACGTCGTAATGGCGATTTGCTGCTTGGGCAGACTGGCTACATTGGAAAGTACGGAACTTACCTAGATGACGCAGCTGAGTACCGACTCCAGTATTTTACAAACCACAGCGACTTGGGCGATCAGAGCGTCACGTCCATATTGAAGCGCATCGGCGTTGTTGTAATTGGCGGCACGAACCAGTTTGTGACTATCAAATGGGGCTTCGATTTTAACGAAAACTATCTGTCGCAAAACACGCAGATTCCGACACAGCGTGTGTCCGAATATGGGGTAGCCGAATATGGAGCTAACGGAGTTCCAGTGGCTCAATACGCCGATGGCATTGCATTACAAACGCTATACGCGCAAGGTACAGGATCTGGCCGTATTGTTCAGACGGGCTACGAGGCTGACATCAACTCTTCGGCGCTGTCGATTCAAAAAATTGAAATTCTGTCGAAAAACGGAAGGGTGACATGAGTAACTATACAAAAAGCACGGACTTCGCCGCCAAAGATGCGCTGGCGTCCGGCAATGCCGGTAAGATCGTCAAGGGTACGGAGATCGATACTGAGTTCAATAATATCGCCACCGCCGTTGCGACTAAAGCCGATCTGGCTAGCCCTACGTTTACCGGCACGCCTGCGCTGCCTACCGGCACAACGGCAGTTACGCAGTCAACATCGGACGACAGCACGAAGTTGGCCACGACGGCGTTTGTGCAAGATATCGCTGACGCCATTAAAAGCGCGTTGTATCCCGTAGGTTCTATCTACACCAACGCAACTAGCAGCACTAATCCTGGTACGTTGTTGGGCTTTGGTACGTGGACGGCATTCGGTGCTGGCCGCGTCATGGTTGGTTTGGATGCCGGCAATGCGTTGTTTGATACCGCAGAAGAAACCGGAGGTTCTGCTGACGCTATCGTTGTGAGCCATACGCACACAGCTACGGTTACTGATCCGGGACACTCGCATAACTTCACCACAGCTTTTGCTGGTTTTTCGACTGGTCTTCCTTGCTCCTCGGATAATAATGGACCACAAGACACAAAGACCACAACTACATCAACAACCGGGATTTCTGTATCTAACAGCACGACTGGTTCTAGCGGCACCAACGCTAATTACCAGCCGTACATTACAGTTTATATGTGGAAGCGCACAGCATGATCATCGAAACATTCCCAGAGCATCAAATCACGCATCATTTCTCTGATGGCATGTACGCCAAAGAGATGCGTGTAGAAGCAGGGCAGGCTATTCTGAAGCACACGCACGACTTTAGCCACTTGTCGATTTTGGCTAGGGGCCGTGTTGCGATATTGATCGGTGAAGAAATACAAGTTATTGAAGCGCCTGCTTGCATAGATGTCAAAGCAGGTTTGGTACATGGCGTAAAGGCCATTGAAGATTGTGTTTGGTATTGCATTCACGCCACTGACGAAAAAGATCCAGTCAAGGTGGATGAAGTTCTGATAAAGGGGTACTAACATGCCAGTAACGGCAGCACTTATCGGCGGCGGCGCCAGCCTTCTAGGTGGTTTTCTGGGTGGAAGATCACAAGAACGTGCTGCGCGCACATCCGCAAACGCGCAACTAGAAGCTGCGCGCATCGCGGCGGATGCCGCTCGGTTCCGTCCCGTTGGCGTCACAACCCGGTTTGGGCAGAGTCAATTCGAATTTGACCCTAGAGGCAATTTGACAAGCGCCGGGTATCAGATCGACCCGCGCCTAGCCTCCTATCAAGACCGCCTACAAGCGTTGTCCGAACAGCGATTGGGTGAAGCCGAAATGGCTGGCGAAGCCTACGCGCCGCTGCGTCAGGCTGGTCAGCAACTGTTCCAACTGGGCGGCCAATACTTAGCCGAGACGCCAGAACAGGTCGCCGAGCGCTACATGGCGCGTCAGATGGATCTGTTGGCACCCAGCCGTGAACGTCAGTACGCCCAGTTGCAGAACCAGTTGTTCCAAACTGGCCGTGGCGGCTTAGCTGTTGGCGGCACCGGCATGCGACCAGGCGGTGGTGCTGGTCTAGGTGCAGCTAACCCTGAAATGGAAGCGTACTACAACGCCTTGGCGCAGCAAGATGCGCAGCTGGCAGCTCAAGCACAGCAAGAAGGCCAACGTCAGCTGGCGTTTGGCACGGGTCTGTTTGGCCAAGGCGCTGGTTTGCTGGGCGGCTACGAGTCAGGTGTCACAGGCGCGTTGAATCCGTTCACTACCACACTGGGCGGCGTCTCAACGCTAGAAAGCTTGGGTCAGCAACCGCTGGATATCGGCGCTCAGCTGGGTGGCCGTGCAGCGCAGGCAGGCGCGAACGTTGGTCAGTCGTTGTTGCAGGGTGGTTTGAGTGCAGCGCGTACAACACAAGCGGCAGCGTTCGATCCAATGTCCGCTGCATTGATGGGCTTTGGTAGTAACCCCGCGTTTGGTCAGGCCGCAGCAAGTCTGTTTGGTGGCGGCGCTACCCCTAGCACAATGTCTACTACTGCCACCGCGCCAGCGGCATATTATTTACCTTCGTTTGGCCAAATTGCACCGCCGAGGGGTACGAGTGGATACCTTTACCAGCAGCCTCTTTAAGCTAAATAATGGTTAGGATAAGTTATGGCAATCAGTAATATCTTAGGTCTGTTTACGTCGCCTGAACAATATCAGGCGCAACAGTTAGCGCAGCAGCAGGCTAATGAGCAGGCACGCGCAATTAACTTTGCGGGCCTTAGTCCACTGCAGCAAGCCAACTACGGCACGTTCTTGGGTGCCCAACAGTTAGGTCGTGGGTTTGCCGGTCTTCTGGGTGTGCAAGACCCACAGCTGCAACGCATTCGTCAGCGTGACCAGCTCATGCAGTCGATCAACCCTGCAGACCCTGAGTCGCTGATGGCAGGCATACGAGCCGCAACAAACGCTGGCGACCAAGAGTTGGCGATAAGCTTGGCAACGTACCTGCGTGAAGCGGAGGGTAACATTGCGTTAGCTGCACAACGAACAGCTCAAGCTAATCGTGAACGTGTTCAGGCGTTGCCTGCCGGTATTCAAGAAGCTGCGCGGATTGCTGAGATAGAACGAGAATTGCCTACTTTAGACCCCAATAGCACTGCTTACAAAGCGTTGGTGGCGGAAAGAACTCGCTTGCAGCGTTCAGCTAAAGCCGCTACATCAACAGAAAAGCAGCGCGAAGCCGAAGCGTATGCAAACACGGTGAGCGATAACCCTGACTCAGCTGAGTGGAAAGAGGCGTATAAGACTCGATTGGACAGGCTGCAGTTGGGTAAAGATGCGGAAAGTAAATCGGCTAATCAGAGAGAAGCCGAAGCGTACGCAAATACGGTAAGCGACGACCCTAAATCGGCTCAATGGAAAGAGGCGTATAAAACGCGATTGGATAGATTACAGTTGGGCGCTGAGCCAAAAGATAAAGAGCTATCTTTTGGTGTGGACCGAGAGGCCACAGCCATGAGTGAGTTCGGCAAACGCTTTAGTGAGTTGACCCAAGACCAACAAAAAACCGTAAATAAGTTGGTTGACACCGAACAGCGTGCAAGGGCGCCTAAACTTGAAGTTAAGAATGTTCTACCCAAAGAGCCTGTTGACATCGCTAAAACTGAAGCGGCTATACGCACCACAGTTGAGCCACAGTTGCGCACTGTTACTACTGTGGACTCCGCGTTAGCGACGTTAGCGTTAGCTAAAAAAGATAACAACCCATCCGCGTTTAATGCTGCGCGAGTTCAACTCGCTAGATCTTTGGGCGATTCTACATTAAGCGCCGCCGACATTAGAAATGCCGGTGGCGATCCGTCAATACTTGGGACAATCAGAGATACCACAAGTACAGTTGTTTTTGGTACGCCTGGAAATCCAACACTGGACGCCGTAGAAAAAACCTTAAAGGCCATACGTAAAGTAGCTAGAAAACAAGCGACAAATACGCTAGATAGGCAGAAACGTCTAGCTCGAAGCGCCACTTTCAATGATGGCACTAAGATATATACGGAAGATCAAATAAAAGATCTATTTGATTTTCCAGACCTAAACCCTGGTAAACCTGCCGGCGAGGCCAAACCGGGCGGCAGTAACAAAGCGGTTGATTTTAATTCCTTACCAAAGTAATAAGGATATGCAATGGACGTTACGCTACCTAATGGGCAAGTGATAGAGAACGTGCCGGATGGCACGACGCAGACCGAAGTCATGCGTCGTGCAGTTGCGGGTGGCCTAATTACGCAGGAAGAGGCGCAGCAAGCGTTAGCTGGCCCACGTCGGCAGCCACTTGCGCCTACGCTAACCGACTTAACGGCTGAGTCTATGCGCCTTGGCTTAACTAACACACCTTCGTTTTTGGCCGGCGTTGGAAATGTTTTAGCTAATTACGGCATTAACCCAATCAGCCCTAGCGGGTACGTTAGCCAAAGACCGCAAAGATTCGCTACGGCTGGCGAAGCATTCGCGCAAGGTGAAAGCGCTGTTCGCGAACCATTGATGAACATGCTAGGCAGCACAGGTGTGCGGCCGTCAACTACCGGCGAAGCTATTTACAGCGGCGGTGTTCAAGCAGTAACCGATCCGTTTAGCTATCTGTTCGGCGGCACAGGTTTGTTTCGTGGTCCAGCAGCGCGCGCTATTGGCGGGCCAGCAGAGCAATTTGCTATCGGCGCAGGCGCGCAGACTGGTGTTGAAACAGGCCGTGCAACCAACCTTCCCGGTGCTGAATTTGTAGGTGGGCTGCTGGGTGGTGGTCTTACCGCTTACGGCATGGGGCAAAGTCGTCGCCTTACTGATTTAACGGGTAAAGGTCTATCCGCCGTCAACAAAAAAGTTAAAAATCTGACTGGCACCGTGCCGCAAGACGAGATGATGCGCGACGTCAATACGCGTATCAACAACATCTTTGCCGCCGCTGCAGCGGCTGATCCTAACTTCATGACCGTGCTGGAAAAAGCATCTAAAGCACAGCAGAGTGTGTCGCTTAAAGCGCCAGGCGCGCCAGCAGTGCAACTGCCGTTGAACGCGCTATTGGCCGACAACCCGGTCATCAACAGCTTTATTCAGAACCTATCCTCTCGCGACCCTACGTTTCAAGCGCTGTACGGCTCGCAGTTTGAAGCCGCTAAAGATGCCTTGCGCCAGAATCAACTCCGTTTGTTCGGTGACCCTAGACAAGTCAGCTTGACTGGCATAAGCCGTGCCGACGCTGCTGCGCAAGCAAGAGCTACTGAAAAGTCGGTGGCACGGCAAGTTCGCAGCTTGGATCAGCAAATTGCGGATGCTTACTCTGGTCAATCTATCGACCCAACAGCATTTGGAACCCGCGTTGAAACTTTGCTGGAAACTAAAGCCAAAGCAGCGCGCGACTCTACTGCGCCGCTGTACAAAGAAGCGTTTGATCTGGCTGCTAAAAATAACGTCGTATTGCCTGCGGCAGCGGTGGATGACGTCTATTCGTTTGTCACCAGCGAAACTAACCGCGACATATTCAACAAGTTTCCTACGCTGTACGGTTTAGTTGAGAGACGATTCCGCCCAAAGACTACGGAGCCAAGCCCCATTCTGACGGCCGAAGGCCAGCCGGCCACGCTTGGTGGCGTGGAGTTCTCAGACGTCAGCCCCGAGGCGCTGGACTCGCTGAAGCGTCGCATCAATAAGGATTTGCGCACGACAAACAACACGGATCAGATTCGATTCCTGACCATGCTAAAAGAAAAGGTATCCGGCCATATCGACAATCTCGACCCTGAGTTTGTCAACGCCTACCGCAACGCGGATAACGCCTATCTGCAGCGAGTCGGCCTGCCGTACAACAGTGAAACGATTAAGAATATCGATCGTAAAAAGTTTGTTGAGACGGTCGCGCCTGCCATTATTGGCAACCGCACTAATGTGGACGACTTGATCCGCGCAACGGGCGCTGAAGGCGAGCGTCTGGCACGCGACGCGTTCTACGATAGTTTTACTACGGCAGCGTTGAAGGATGGCGTTCTCGACCCGAAAGCGGCGAATAAGTGGCTGTCTAAAAACGCAACCAAGATGACGTCAATCCCAGGCTTAGAGGCTGAGATGCGCGGCACGATAAATAACGTGCAAGACTTGGTCAACCGCCGCACGGCCTTGGAAGCTAATTTCCGTCGTGTAACCGGCGACCAAGTCGTTCGCGAAGGCGGTTTCGCCAACGCGGGCGATTTGGTATCTAAGCTGTACGGCGATATTAGCTACACAAACAAGTTCATGTCGCAGTACGGCGCCAATAAAGACGCCGTCAACGCCGTTCGGTCGTTCATGCTGGACGATTTGCTTAACGCCAGCGATCCAAAAGCCATGCTGGCTGACCGGACAAGAGCTGCTGTGTTCAACCGCGTCTTCGGCCCAACCTACGCGCAGAAAGTTGGTGATTTTGTAGAGGTAGCCCAGCGTTTGAACCGAGACCCATCTGACGTGTCGTTCCGTGGAGAGACGATACCCAAGACACCTATAGAAGAAGCGCTTGGCATACCGCCCGAAATGATTTTGTCGCGTTTTAATAACCCGGTATCGGGTAAATTCTACGCCATGACATCGTTGATTAGTAGATGGTGGGCTGGTAGCGTGGCTAGGTCTACGGAAGAAAAGCTTAAAGCTATCCTGCTAAACCCTGTTGACGCACAAAAGATTTTCGCAACTTTACCGAATAAACAAGGTGCGTTTGACACAAATAAAATTAACGAGGCGGTAAAAATCGGTAAAAAATACGGCTTAGATTGGGTTTCTGAAGCAACAGCTAACGTTGCGTCAGGCGCGGCCAGAGGCGCCTATCGCGCTGGCGTGTCAGAAGCGCCGGTTCCTGTAGTCGAGCCTGTCGATATGGAGGAGTAAGATTGACCCGCTCACCCTTCTGGCCGCAGCCAACGCGGCAGTGGCTGCAGTCAAGAAGGGATGCCAGCTCTACAAAGACATCAAGGGCGCCGCAGGCGAGGTTAAGGATGTACTGGATGATCTGAAGACGCAGTTCGGGAAGATACAAAACCCGACCAACGCCCAGAAGATTCAGTACAACGAAGAAGTTGCAAAGGTTCAGGAGATTGCCAAGGCTGATCCGAACGATGTCTTCATCAAGATCGGTAATGATCTTGGTGTGCTGATGGATGAGTACGACAAGATCGGCAAGGTCTTTATCCAGCAGGAAGCGGAAGCAACGCAGGTATA